ACGAACCAGCAGCAGCTGCCACGGGAGAAGCGGTGCTGTATACAGACATTTCAGCAGCGAAAGTCTTGTTACGAGCAGCGAAGAACAAAGCCTTGATAGCATGAGAAAAGCGGATATCAAAGTTTGGAGTAGGGTTAGTCAAAGGAGCAAAAGACTGGCGAGGAGCAGTTTGAACTTGTTCAATGAGAATATCACGAGGAGCACAAGCCATTCTCTTTCGTTCGTCGTTGGAAACAATCGAATAGTTAGACCATACTGATACATTGCTCAAAACTGGAACACTTGACATCCAACTGGCAAAATTGCTAGTATTGAGCGGGACTCTTTGTTCAGCACCGCCGGCAGCAATAGTTTCAGCGATAAGAAGTTCGGACCAGTCACGGAAAGAGAAGTTAATTCTCATTTCATTGTAAGGAAGAGCTGCAGTGGGAAGTGCAACACCGCTATCACGAGTATAGAATAGGGGGAGAGGAAGATTCAAAGTTGCGGAGGGAAGACCAACAGAAAGTAGTTGGGGATCTTTCAAAGTTGAAATATTACCAATCATGTTACTGTAACCAGTTTGCTTGCTTGCAGGAACAGTGAAAGCGGACCAGAAATCAAGATGATAGTTATCAAAACGAGCAGCGACCAAATCGTTAAAAGTGATACTGCATTCCTTTACGAGGTTGTGCATAACATTTTGAGTCCAACGAATAACTTTGGTGGGGTCAACTGAAGAAGCTAATTGGACGGTAGGTAGAGTAACTCTCAACCAAGTATGAAGTAAATAGTCACCGGCACGGGAGATGCTTACAGACCAATCCTGACCAAAACCAGGGGTACCAGAAGAGTTTGAAAGAACTACGGGAACCTGGGTAAACCATGTAGATTTTCTGGTTTCACGAACGAAGTAAGCAGTAGCTTCGAGAGTACCATATAGGTATCTTTCAATTTCATCAAAGGTGGCGAGGTCGATAAAACCGGAGGTAAGATTTGAAGTAGTCAAAGACATTTATTATATACAAGATATTATTTTTAAATAAAAATTTATAAAAAATAATGGGTTTAAATGAAAAGATAAAAAAAGAAATATGTGCTCGAACGATGTAGATATACTTTCAATAGATGATACCATACGGAAACACTTCGAAAAAGAATACAACGATATACCAATGCATAGAGAGAGATTAAATGATATAGTAAAAATATTGGAAAAACCCAATACAAATCCAAGGATAAGAGAAATCTTATTGAACAATCTGGATATGGTTACTGATAGAATAAATAACTTGGAAATTAAGAGAGACTGTAACTTTTATTTATTTGAGACTTTGTCTATTATTGAAACATACAAGGATATACTCAAAAGACCTTTGAAACTCAGTTTCATAGGAAAGCCAAAAAAATCAGATGACGAGAAAAGAGACCTAGTTGCAAAATACTTATCAATAGCAAGAAACTACTACGACTTAAGTAATATTCCAAATGATATTGAACATAAGGAGGAAGAGAAATGTAATTCTTCAATCTCATGTTCAAACTGTAATAATAATAATATCAATATGTTTGATATTATTGATAACAATATTTATATTTGCAATTTATGCTTTAATCAGCAGATTGTAATTAGATACAATTCATCGTATAACGATATAGACAGAGTTAACATATCTTCAAAATATATATACATACGGAAGGTTCATTTTCGCGACTGTATAAATCAATACCAAGCGAAACAGAACAATACAGTCAATCCTGATGTATATAGGGATTTAGAAAGAGAATTTTTCAATCATCACCTCTTAATTGGAGATGAAAACACACCAAAAGAGATTCGGTTTTCAAGAATAACCAAGAAGCATATCCACATGTTTCTGAAAGAGCTTGGATATTCAAGTCATTATGAAAATATCAACCTAATTCACTATATGATAACTGGTGTAAAACCAGTTGATATTAGTCATCTTGAAGAACAACTTCTAGACGACTTCAATATACTAACCGAGTTGTATAGCACCATAAAACATATTAAACGGAAAAGCTTTATCAACTCCCAACATGTATTATACCAATTACTTCGAAGACATAAGTTCCCTTGCGATAAGGATGATTTTATCGTTTTGAAAACCACTGACAGGAAGCACTTTCACGATGAAATAACAAAAGAGTTATTTGAGACTCTAGGTTGGAATCATGTTCCATATTTTTAAACGGAATGACAGTCTGTTTTACAATTCATTTATTTGAATTGTAAAATAATCTATATGTGCAAGGACGAGGAAGAAGAATTCATAGATCTAGATCTGGCGGGATTACACCACCATCCACAACACCAAAACAGAGAGATTCTGCTAGTTCTCGATATTCATTATCAGCATCAATTCCTATCATTAAGTGTCTTGAATCAAGCATCTTCTTTCCATTTTGCATTGCATAACCAGCTGAATCAGCCATAATTGTAGCAGTAATATATTCAACAACAGCTGTAAGATATATTGAACTTAACAAATTAACACGAGTGTTATACTTCTTAAAGAACTTGGAAACACGAGATACTGGTAATACAAGGTCAGCACGAGCTTGTGCTCCCTTTCGTTCTTTACTAGAATCTTTTGATTTAGTATATTTAAGAATAGCTTGAATACCAGAATTATCAGCATATTTGCCCAATCCATTTGGTACAATAATTCGAACTGCAGATTGAACTGTTCTTGTAGATATTGTCTTCACCTTTTTCTTCTGATTTAAAAATTTCGCTTTCTCACAAATTGCACTTATGAGCAAGTTCAAAAATTGATTTAGTTGAGAAGTAACTATTTTATTAATTTTCATAATTTTCACATCTGAAAATAGTTTTTTCATCATTATACCAATAAATCGTTTAAAATCGAACTCAGGTGAAGCTGCACTTAATCCACCAACACCACAATGACCACCTTTCTTAGCATTGAGATATAACATAATATCCTTAGGCTGAACCTTCTCTCTGCCTGCATGCATGCTCATTAAGTTTGCATTATTCAACATTTCAATAACACAATTTTCTATGCAATGTTGTAATAATACAATTGCATCTTTGCTCATACGAATGCCACTTTTATATTGCGAAGCAATTGCTTTTGCGAGTCTAGCAAATGGTAGTCTAGGAATCATTAAACAACCAGATAGAGCTTGGTAATGTTGTATTTCGGATTTAGAATCAGATAGATTTCCTTTTTTGCACATGCGATCACTTACTGGTTTGCTAAAGTACTTATGGGGGATACCTGATACCAGCTCGTTTACATTAATAGTTTTTTTTCTATTGTATTCTGTATATTCAACGATATTTGACAACCATTTTTCAAGCATTAATTTAATATGATCTCTAATTTCGTCATATACTAGTCCGTTCAAACTTTTTACACCAGCTCTTCTAGCGAGACGAACTATAGCTGGTTTTGTAATATCATTAAGATCTGCACTCAAACTTTTTACATCAGTTCGTCTCGTGAGAAGATCTGGTCTTGCAATATCATGAAGATATGTATCTCGGTTCATTTATTATAGAAATAATTTTTTTTAATTAATTATTATTATCCATAGGCGATATGGAAGACAATAGTCAAATCCAATTTAAGACAAAGCATAAATAGTATAAATCTAAAATGTGCGGTATATTAGCTTTACTATGTGAAAATGAACAAAAACAACTTGATGTTATACTGAAAAGTTACGATATGCTTACTAACAGAGGACCTGATGTTGGAAGTCTCACCATGAATAAAAATATGATTTTAGGGTTCCGTCGTCTTGCAATCAATGATTTATCTACAAAAGGTAATCAGCCATTCAGAAGCGGAAATATTAGATTGATGTGCAATGGCGAAATTTATAATCACCGTCAGCTTGAAGAACAATATGGTTTACAATGTGAATCGTCAAGTGATTGTGAATGTATTTTACATCTTTATAAAATGTTCGGTTTCAGGCAGACAGTTAAATTGCTCAATGGTGATTTTGCTATCATATTGATAGATAATGATACCGTGTATTTTGCACGAGATATAATTGGAGTTAAACCTTTATTTTATGGTTTTACAAATGAAGGTAACTTTGCTTTAGCATCATATGCTCGTGCTTTGACAGGCTACTGTAAAGAAGTCGTTCACTTTCATCCTGGAATTGGAAAATATTCTAAAGGCGAACTTACAATGGAAACACATGAAGAAATGTTGTTTAAGAATATTTCCCCATGTTTTTTAAATGTAGATAAGATGAGAGATACGATAAGAGAAACACTAATTCAATCTACACAAGATAGATTAATGTCAGACAGACCTATTGGTTGTCTTCTCTCTGGTGGTCTCGATAGTTCTCTTGTTGCCAGTATCCTTTGTAAACTGTTAGGTCCTCAAAATGTAAAGACATATTCAATTGGAATGGAAGGTTCGATTGATTTACGATATGCAAGAGAGGTATCAAGTTTTCTTGGAACTGTTCATACAGAAGTTATGTTTACTCCAGAAGAGGGCATTCAAGCTATACCAGAAGTAATTCGTGATATCGAATCATACGATATCACAACAATTAGAGCAAGTGTGGCTATGTGGATGTTAGCAAAATATATCAGTAAATATACAGAAGATAAAGTGATTTTATCAGGTGAAGGTTCAGATGAGTTATTTTGTGGTTATCTCTATTTTCATTATGCACCATCAACAGAAGAGTTAGAACGGGAAAGTTCTCGTTTGGTAGACAGATTGTATGAATACGATGTATTACGAGCTGATAGATGTGTATCTTCTCATGGTCTTGAGTTACGAGTTCCCTTCTTGGATAAAAACATGATTGAATTATGTTTATCAATTCCAGGCAATATGAAATCTCCTCAAAACAAAATGGAAAAACATTTATTAAGAACTTCGTTTCTAGATTCATTTCTACCTGAAAATGTATTGTGGAGACGGAAGGATGGCATGTCTGATGGTGTATCTGGTCTTAACAAAAAGTGGTATGAACATATTCAAGAGTATGTTGATACCATAATTTCAGATAATGAATATGAACAATATCAAAATCAGTTTCCAAACAAAGAGGCATACTACTATAAAAAGTTATATGATAACCAGTTTCCAACTTATCAGCCAAAGTATGAATATTGGTTACCAAAGTGGGTTGAACATGGCGGTGACCCATCAGGACGAAACCTTACGGTTTTTAATGAGTAACCATTTCTTTTTTTTTTAAATATTTACTATATATAAATGTCACTAGATGGAAGTTTAAGAGGAATGCCTTCAATGCAGATGGCAGGCAAAATGAGAGGTTCTTCTGATAAAGAAGGAATGTCTAATTACTGTAGACCATACAGATCTGAAAGAACTCAGTTTGATAAACAACTACAAACAATGTGGTGTCCTAGTTGTTGTGGTCCTACTGGTCCTACCGGTCCTACCGGTGCAAATGTAATGGCTGTAAAAAATACCAAGAGATACAGTTCAGCCGTTCAAGATAAAGATTTTAGAGGCAATGTTAAAGTTGCAGGAGTAAACTAACTCATAATAAATTAAATTGGAAACCAATTTAATTTACCCAAATGTATTTTCACTTGAAATGTAAGAGTATAAAAATAAGTCTTTGTCTTTATTCTTTTCATATATACTACTTAATAATTCTGAACTCGGATGCAGTTCATTACCAAAGAAAATAAAAATAGCTCTTTCAGCATTTAACTTCATCCTCTTTCTCAGTATATAAATGAATTGTCCTACAGTTAGTTCTCGGGGAACTAAATATTTACTCTTATCCAAAGGCTGAATATTCTTCTTAGAAGAAGGATGAATTTCAACTATAACCGGAATTCGATTTGGAAACTTACTCAATATATTTGTTGCCTGTTGTAATCTATCTTCGAGACTATGCTTTTTTTTAAATTCATGTACAATTTTATCCATTTATTATAAATGGTTAAAAGAATTATTTTTATACTGTTTGTAGTATCAATAATTATAGTACTAGGATACTACATATTCCATTTATACATCTCTTATAAAATCAAATTGATGCTTGAAAAATATGGAGTCAATTCTAAGAACTTTGTTTTACCAAGTGAAAGTCTAGGATTAATAATAGATGCAAAAATACTTGATGATGCTATTCCCAACATAGATGAACTGCTCGGTAAACGGAAAATTATTATCGAGGATACATCGGACTCCTATAAAGAAGAAGATTTAATTTTAGTAAATCTTGATTGTACTGACTTCAATAAACTAAGGAAACCAAATTCACCTACTACTATCTTATGTAAAACAAAACAATGTTATGACATACTGAAAACCAATATGAAAAATAAAAATATTATATACACTGGTTTTACAAGTATTGATAGATTCAAACTTGATCACCCTATGGATTATAATATGTTTATACATGTATGTGGCAAATCTCCTTTTAAGGGCACATTACAACTGGTTAAAATATGGTTAAATCATCCTGAATTTCCAACTTTAAATATAAAAGCATATTCGGAAATTAAAGACAAAATCAAAGCATTACTAAAAACAAAGCCTGCTTCTAATATCATTTTAAATTCATCTTTTTCAACTGAAAATGATATTGATATCTTATATAATACATATGGTATTCATCTATGTACATCGGAACATGAAGGATGGGGGCATTATATCGCGGAAGCTAAGGCATGTAAAGCAGTTGTTTTATATACTGATGGACCATGCATGAATGAGACATTTATCGATGGTTACGATGGCATTGCTATAAAATGCAAGTCAACATCTCTTATGAACGAATTGTGTCCTTCTTACCATATAGAGGAAAATGACTTAGTCAATGCTGTTAAAAGAGTGATTGCTCTATCTACAGATGAAAAACAGATTATAGGTGAAAATGCAAGAAAAAGATATTTAGAAAACGATATCCAGTTTAAAAATCGAATTATGAATATATTTTAATTAATTAGACATGTTCAACTCAAGATCCTTGAGTTCTTCAAAAATCGTTAAATAAACATTAGATTTTATATTGAACACCAATATAAAATTAAACTAAATTAATAATCGTCTCTTCAACTTTTCGAACATCAGCTCCCATGATTGTATCAACCAATGTGCCATTTACATAGAAATGAAAACATGGAACTGCTCTCGGTTTAACCCGTACTCGTTGGTTCGGTAAATTGAGTTCAGCATTCTCTTTTACAAGAACACATACACCCTCACGATGATACTTGTTGTATAATTCATTCAGAGGTCCAATAATCATTTTACAAGGACCACACCAGTTTGCATAATTATCCACAACAACCAGTTTGTATTTAGCCATATAGCTTTCTCTGTCAATATTTGAAGTGACTTCAGGTAGAATAGATGTTTCCTCCTTCTGTTCAGCAGGAGAGAGTGTTCTTAGTGTAGCATAAGACATTTATTTAACGACAAGAGAATTCTTTAATACAATATAATTTTAAAATTTGTATTGAATGATTATCATTAGAAAGTTAGAAAATTTAAATTGTTAACAATTTAAATTATTAAAGTTATCACTTTTTAATCCATACTTGGTAGAAAGTGTTTTCGTCACCAGGTTTAGAATAAGCGACAGTAAAACCATTTTGTTCCATTATCCTATCAATATAATCCTTATGTGTCCTTTCAAAATAATCGTTTTTCATCAGTATCATTTTAATGTTAGCTAGAATTTCAGGCATGTCTTTGAGTATATAATAGAAAGCTCCTTCGCAGTCTAAAACTATAGTATCAAAAGTGAATTGATACTTTTTACATAGATTTTCCCAACTTATGGTATTAACACTTATGTATCCTTTTGGAATTATATTCGAAACGAATGTTCGGCAATCATTTTCTCCCTGGATCAACTTCCTTTTTGATAGAGCAACATTTTCAATATGGAAGTTCAACCTATTTATTTCTCTATTATGTTCAAGCTGTTTAGCAAACTGTGGATTCGATTCTAAGGTTACCAGGTTATTATTATTATGTTTGTTTAAAATGTACGATAAAACCAGACTGTTTCTCCCTATATTTCCTCCAATCTCTAATATATTTTCAGTTCCAGTTATAAACTTACAGTTCATGATTTGCTCATGATATTCGTCTTCAAAAGAACCATATTCAATCCTTAATTGATTCTGAATGTATTTAAGTTTTGTTTCTGGATCATTTGAATAAAAAGATAAATTATCATCTTGTTTTTGAATTGGAGATGAAACTTGTTGAACATAAGGTTCTGATTCAATTGTATTTAAAAATCTATTTTCGAAATCAGAAACTACACTTGAATATGATTTGTTTTTAATCCATTGGTAATTCTTTTCGATAAATACATTTTCAAGTTGATTATCAATTGTAAAAAATAAACTAGTTAATGCTTTTGATTGCCATGATTCCGTTTTTGCATCTCCATTTATCATTCCACCACGATTTCCAACAGTTTCAGTTAGTACTCCTAAATCATTACAGATTGCAAATGTCTTTGATGCTGCAGCTTCCATAGCAACTCTACAACAGGTTTCAGCAAATATACATGGATAAAACCAAATATGAGATTCTCTCCAATATCTATCTAGTGTCTCTCTATTTACCCAACCATGGTTTGTTACTGTAGCAGATTGTTGTTCCAAGAGTAATCGTATTTCATCGATTTCTTCCTTCACATAATCAAGATAGGGTAAATCCAAATTGCAAAAAACATTTAATTTTGCATCTGGATATCGTTCAACTATTGTAGGAAACATTCGAAGCAAATATAATAATCCACGGTTCGGAAATGAAGGGTAAATAAATGAATATTTATTTTTATTTTCAATCTGAATTGATTTTGTTTCAATTCCATAAGAAATAACATGTGTCTTATTTTCAAAGACTGGAAACAGTCTTAAAAACTGTTTCTTTTGCCATTCTGATATACATAGAATTCCTGTTAACTTATCAGTTATTGGTATCATATCGCCTTCAATTGCAACATCGTGTAAAACCAAGTATAGTTTGCTAATTGTAAACTCAACTTTAGTACATAAGAATACATACTCTGAAAATCGACTAACCAAACACACATCTATGATATTCTCCAAACCAAAACGAATAAAATTTTGAATTGGAATATAGGTTACATTGTTATATACTTTTTCAGTTTCTCCACAATTGCAAAATACATTCACCTTATTGTTTGGATTCAAAGCAAGGGTTTCTGCATATTGAATAGTCCATGTTTCGGAACCACCAAGCCCTTTCGTTGTAAGGGTTTCGCCATCCCAACTACTCCACCCACCATTATCGATAAAACAAATCATCTTGGAATCATGCTTTAATTTTGGTATATCTAAATTTATTTCGTTTTCCAGTTTAATATATAGAGTGAAAATACTTAACCATTTTCGATATGTAAAGTCATCTTTGAAATTGTTAGAAAGTATAAAAGAACATTTTAATCCTAGTTCATAATCATTAAAATGAGAGCATAAAGGAAGGAGGAATTTTGGTGCATATTCACATGTAATAACAGCTCTTACATTCATATTTTTATGAACTTTGGGAATGCTCATAACCCTCTTTAAATACGAGTATGCTTTTTCTTTATTATCTTCTAATAAATAATGGTAACCAATCATGAATAAAGGATCTGGTATATCCTTATCAATATCATAACATTCTAAATACTTACATTCAACTTCAATCCAAGGTAATTTTTTATATCTTTCCATTATCAGAGCCATTTTAAAGAATGAGTCATATACTTCTTCACTAAATCCAGTTTCTTTTACTTGTGAACGAAGCTCATAATACTTAAAAGCATTACCCCAATCTTTTATACAGTAGTATGTTTCTCCCAAATAGTATAGTGTTCTTGGGTCATCTGGATTTTCATTTAGTTCTTCAAAAAGCAGTTCTAAATCATTCTGCTTTCTATTCAATGTTCTAAAGTCCATGTAAGTTGATTTTACATCTTTAATTTGTGTAATATTATTAGGTATGCATAAGTTCATATTTTCCTCTATAATTTCGTGGATTCTATACTTATATCGTAAACCTCGTTCCGGTTTAGTTATCCTATTAGAACTATACTGAGCTTCATGATCATTTATAAAAATAGAAAATGAGTCTGCAATATCATCTCCTCTTGCTATAAAAAGAAATTCTCTCAAATCGCCAGTTACATAATATGTATCATCTATCATCAAATTAAATGAGCAATCTGAACCTGCTAATTCAAGTAAACGATTACGACTATCTCTAAAGTTGATAAAAGATTCTTCATATAGAGTTCCTTCCTTATCAGATAAAATATCACGAATTATACTGATAGTGTTATCGGAAGAACCAGTATCAAGTATAGTCCATCTATCAATATAAGGCTTATTTGCAAGAAGGATATTACGGAAATCATCACCTGCATCCTTAACCATGATTAATAGATTAATAAGATTATCGTACTCCAGTTTGATTTTATCATTCTCCACTTTTTTTAACCAAAATCTAAACTTTTGGAGAAAATCATTCCAAATCAAACTGGAAACATACATATATTTGTCAAAATATGATACCTTATTCATACATTCAATTACCATATCATCTGATGAAATGATAATCACAATCTCATTTTCAACTGATAATTCATATTCTATATTTCTTCTGTTCTCGTACTTTATTATATTTACTTTTCTATAAGGGTCGTGAAGTAATAGATTTTCCCTTATTGCTTCAATATCAGAATCTCGAGAAATATTAATACACTGAAACGAGGTTAAAAGATTAATAGGAATATAACCTCCAAACTTAACTTTTGAGCAAAACAATTCATTTAAACCTAAACTGGAACTTAGCTTTTTTAGTAATCCAATATATCTATCACATTTCGATACATCTAGCCTGATAACCATTGGTGACAAATCGATATTAGAATCTGTAGTGAATTCGTGTTCGTTAACTGTATATTTCTTGTTATGGATATTAACTTCTTTCATTTTACCGTTATTTTATAATGCTATAAATCAAATTATCTTAGGGTTTATTTTCGACAGTTCTTTTATAAAAGCAAAAACATCTTTCTTTTTAAACGGAAAACATGTTCTTGGTCTTTCTTCAATCTCTTCGTATTCGGTTTCAGAATAAAAACCGCAGTCAAGCTTTATATCAATTATCTCATCGAACTTAACTTTTGTAAACTTAGTTTTTCCTTTCATTTATTATTAAATCAATCTATTTATATAATAATGAGTTCTCTCGTATTTTGAACATAGCCAATATTGTAGTCCTCGAGTAACAACTTCAAAGTGCTCTTTGTAAACTTTCAGTTCAACTAAGACTGAAAAAAATGATTTTCAAAACTATTTAGTATGAATATCAGGAAACATGGCAAACGAAACTAAGACAATTGATATGATTATGACTACCGGCAATGGTGCCGTGACTAATGAAACTAAACTGACTATTCCTGTTAAAAGTGTTGTTGCTCGAGGAGTGACATATCGTCTTGGAAGAACAATTATTGGTGAGGGGAAGTTTATTCCTCCTCATTGTTTTGATTGTGATATCTGTGGCGAAACAGGAACTCGATTAGGAGTAGCTTGCCCTTATTGCAACTTCAATTGTTGTAAAACTTGCTTTGATACATACATTCTCACGACTACTGGAGATACCAAATGTATGAGTTGCAAAGCTATTTTCGACCTTAACACAGTTTGGAAACTGTGTATTACTTCTGTTACCTATAAGAAGTATTTGGACTTCCGTTTGGATCAACTTATACAGAAGGAAAAGTCACTCTTTCAGGAATCTCTCATTCAGATCGAGAGAGAGAAAACGACGAAAAAATACGGAAAATTGCAGTACAACTTGTACAAGATTCAAGAACTTCTCGTCGAATTTCAATTGAAAACAATCGAAATGGGCAATACAGACAACGATATCGCTGAAATGATGCTCTCGAGTGTTGGCTTGAATTTGAGGAGAGTTAAGAAGATGAGGGTCCGGGAAGACATGAACCATGTCTCGAAAAAGATAGAAGACATGAGTTCCGGAGCAGTCGAATCAGAAGAACTAAAGCAAAATACCTTTATTAAGCATTGTTCTGTGGTCGATTGTAAAGGGACTCTTAACAACAAATGGAATTGTCGCCTATGTGAGGCTTGCCATTGCAACAAGTGTGGCGAACTAAAGACTGAAAATGAAGAATCGAAAGCGAATGGGACTCATGTCTGCGACCCCAACTTGGTTCAAAATCTCGAGGAAATTAAGAGAAACAGCAAGCCTTGCCCAAAGTGTGGTGTTTCGATATTCAAGACAGAAGGTTGTGACCAGATGTTTTGTATCGTATGTCATACTGCTTTTAGCTGGACCACTTTAAAAATCGAGACAGGACGAATTCATAATCCTCACTACTACGAAATCATGAGAAAAAATGGGAATTTTAGAAGGGAGGATGGTGATGTTCGACCTTGCGATGAATTGGTGTATCACTTGGAAGAAAGACATCTAATGTACGATGCTATCGGATCAGAGTTGGACATTGCCCAGAAATCGAAGTTCAAGGATGCTCCAAGGTTCATAACGGAACTTGATTCTCGAGACTGGAATGAAAGAACATATACTTTGGATGGTGAAACTTTTAGCGACATCAGAAAGCAGTTCTTAAAGAACGAAATATCCGACAACGACTACAGGAGAAGAATGAAGCTGAAGTTCAACAAGTTTACAAAGATGCATGAAGTTTGCCAGGTTTTGGCAGTGACCAAGATTGCAATGTCTGAGGAACTTAAACATACAATCAGAAACGAGGATGGTGGGTACATGAATATAAGAGATATATCTGTACTTAGGGAAAAGTTTCAGAAATATACTACTAACATTGAGGATATATTGAAGAATACGAACGAGATACTTTACCAGCTTGGTCTAAAGTATTCTTCATGTTATGAAATAATCATCGTGGATAATAGATATTACAGAATCGTTACAAAGAAGATATAATGGATTTACATTGGATTTACATTTGGATTTACATTTTGGATTTACATTTGGATTTACATTTTGGATAATATAATAAGTTATAATACTATATGGTATTACAACTACAACTGTTTTACTTACGGGTTCTTCTTTCTAGCCATAGGGCTTCGTCTAGA